GCTGCGTCAGCGTCCAGCCCGCGCCGGTGGCGCCGGCGCCGGCGCCGCTGAACTGCCCGTCGGTGCCGTGGTTGGTCCGCCCGGCGATGCCGGCGGCGCGGCGCGGCAGCGGCGGCGACCAGGTGAAGCGACCCGCGCGCCCCGACAGCTGCGCCAGGAAGGCCAGCAGCGGCCGCCATTCGGCCTGCGTCAGCCCATCCCAGCCCAGCTGCGCCGACCACCTCTCGCCGGGCTGGCGCAGCGTCTGCTCGGTGCCGTCCAGCGGGCTGCGGCCGCCGGATTGCGTGTTGGCGATCGGCGCCAGGGTGAAGCGGCTCGGCGCGTCGAACACCGCCGGCGGCGTGAGGATGGATGGCACGGCTCAGGCCCCCAGCGCGCGGGTGGCGCCCATGCGGCGGACATCCTGGCGCAGGCTGTCCTTGCCGCGCTCCACGATGCCCGGCACGGCGGCGGCCAGGTCGCGCAGCCACAGCGCACGCAGCTGCTGCACCAGGCTGGCGCGGTCCTCGGCCGATCCGGCATTGCCCTGGAAGTTGATCGTCGGCGCGAAGGTGTAGCCGCCGCCGCCGGCGGGGCCGAGGCGCTGCATCTGTTCCGGCGTGAAGACGCCCTCGCCGCGGCGCAGGATGGCGGGCACCTCGTCCGGCCCGATCATGCCGCCGGCATGGTAGCGCGGCGCGCCGGCGAACAGCGTGGCGGAGACGGCGCGGGCGGGTGCGGCGTCGTGCCCGGCGATGCCGCCTGTGTGGAACAGGAAGCCGCCCGCCGAGGCGTCGATCGGGAGTGGCGCGGCGCCGCCCCCACCGCCGAACAGGCTGCCGATCGCGTCAACCAGCGTCGGCGCCGTGCCGGTGCCGAAGCCGGCGGCGTTCTTGATCGGGTTGATCAGCGCCAGCCGAAGGAAGGCCTGCGCCAGCTCGCTGGCCACCGCGGCGCCGACCCGGCCGAGGTCGCGCAGGTCGAACTTACCCTGCACTACGCTTTCGGTGATCGACTGGCCGATCCGGTCGAACGCCTGCTCGCCGATGCGCCCAATTTCCTGGTAGCCGGCGGCCTGGCGCTGCATCTCGCGGTCCAGGTCCGATGGGCCACGCGCGCGGTCCAGCTGGTCCCGCGCCCGCGCCAGGGCCCGGGCCAGCGTCTCCGCGCCGATGCCGACCTCGCCCTGGCTGGCGACGAACAGGTCGTTCAGGCGAAGCGCCTCGGACACGGCCTCGTTGTAGATCTCGATGGGCGTGCGCAGGCTCTGCGTCAGGTCTTCCGCGCGGCGGACGTAGGAGGCGAGCGGGTCGCGCCCCTCCCGCGTTGACGGCGTGCCGCCAAGCTTCGCCAGTTCCTCCCTCTCCCGCCGCGCGCTGTCCCGGCGCAGCGCCGCGGCGGCGGCCGCGTCGATCGAGCCGGTGTCCAGGCCGCGGGCGATCTGCTCCTCCCGCTCCCGCGCCTCGCGCTGGATGCGCAGCCGGCGGTCGAGCGTCTCGCGCAGCTCGGTGATCTCGGTCTCCGACTGGCGGCGGCGGTTCTCGCGACCCCGCTCGGCGTTCGCCGCGTCCTCCCCCGCCTCGCGTTCCCGCGCGTCGCCACGGATCGCCGCAAGACGTTCTTCGGCCTCTCGCAGATCCGCCTCGGCGCGCGCCACCCTGCCGGCGTTCAAGCCGAACTCGTCCGGCACATCCGCCTGCCGGCGCGCCTGGATCAGGGCGCCGCGCAGGCGCTGCACGTCCCGTTCCGCGTTTTCGGCCGCCGAGCCGAAGCCCAGCTCGCGCCGCATGGTGTCGAGGCTGCCGGCCAGCCCCTCACGCCCCAGCGCCCGCGCCAGGAAGGTGCTGAGGCCCGCCGCGCGGTCGAGATCGGCCAGCAGCTGCCCGGAGGCATTCGTCAGCACCTGCATCGAGCGCGACAGGCTCGGCGGCAGCTTCTGGAACTCGTCGTTCATCCGCTGCGATGCGCGGGTCAGCGCGGGGATGACGACGTCCGCGGTGAGCTTGCCTTCCTCGCCCATCTTGCGCAGCTCGCCCAGGCCGACGCCCAGCTCGCGCGCCAGGGCCTCCGCCAGGTTCGGCATCGCTTCCAGGATCGACCGCAGCTCGTCACCCTGCAGGCGGCCGGACGCCAGGGCCTGGCCCAGCTGCAGGGTCGCCGAAGCGGTCTCCTGCGTGGAGGCACCCGCCAGCGCGCCGGCCTGCTGCATCAGCTGCACGATGCTGAAGATGTCGGCGCGCGTGGCGCCGGCCTCTCGCGCGGCGATGGCGAAGCGCTGGAACGCGCCGGCCGCCTCGGTGGTGGCGACGCCGGTCTGCAAGGACAGCGCATAGAGCTGGCTGTAGATGTCGCGCGCGCTGTCGATCGACCCGGTGGCGACCGCCAGCCGGCCCAGCGAGGCATTCACCTGGTCCCCGGCGCGGGCCACCGCGTAGATCCCGGCACCGAGCGCGACGATCCCGGCCAGCGCGCCGGCGGCACGCGTCGCGGCGGCCGCCATCGTCTCCAGCCCGCCCGCCGCCTCGCCGCCCGCGCGCTGCGTGGTGCGGCCGAGGTCGTCCACATCGCGCTTCGCCCCGACCACCTCCGCCTTCAGGCCGGAGGCATCGCCGGTGATGCGCAGGACGAGGCGGAGATCCTGCGCCATCTCAGGCGCGCTCCGCCATCACGGCCAGCGCGGCGCCCTCAAGGATGCGCAGGCGGCCGAACAGGTCGGCATCGGCCGTCACGCCCAGCGCGCCGGCCACAACCGGCAGCGCGCCGTAGTCCAGGCCCACGGCCACGCCCGCCATGCCGGCGCGGCGCCACTGCGTCTCCATGCCCAGGAACACCCGCATCGCGCCCCAATTCTCCGGCATCACCTCGACCGCCTCGGCCGCCGCGGGCTGCGCCGATGCCGCCAGCCCGGCCGCCATCTCCTCCGGCAGGCCGAGCGCCCGCGCCTCGGCCAGCACCTTGTCCCGGTCCGCCCCGCCGCGACGACCGTCACCGGCCCAGGCCCGCGCGGCGGCCTTCAGTTTCCCGCCGCGGCCGCGCTCGGCAGGCCGCTCAGCGACTGCGCCAGCGCCACGATCAGCGCCTGCCGCGTCCAGGGGATGCCGAGCAGCGCCTCGACCAGCGCGGGCGAATGCGGCACCGGCTGGCCGGCTTCGTCCTGCACGTCGTGCAGCGCCACCACCGACCGGCGCAGCAGCTCGCGCGAGCCTTCCTCGGTCTTCGCCAGCCGCTCGCGCTCGGCCTCCTCCACCAGGCGGAAGGTGACGCGGAAGCGGTGCTCGGCGTAGCCGCCGGCCTCGTCGGGCACGCGCGCCACGGCGGGCCAGGTCCAGCGCGGCTCGGTCTGAAGGACGAACATCGGCGCCCCCTCAGGTCAGCCGCAGGCGGAATTCGTCGTTGCCGGCCAGCGTCGGTTCCGGCCGCAGGTCGAAGGACAGCATCGCGATGTTGTCCTCCTGGCTGTAGCGCGGGTTGAGCAGCCGGGCCTGCGGCAGATCCACCGTCACGATGTTGCCGCCCACCGTGCCGTGCACGATGGACACCGCGACGAGCGTGCCGATCGGCGTGAAGAAGTTCGGCGTCAGCCCATCCGGCGCCTCGATGGTGATGCTGGCGCGCGGCTGCCGGCCGGTGATGCGCAGGCGCCGGCTGCCCGGCAGGTCCCGCATGCTCACCTGGGTGCCGTGCGTGTAGCTGAAGCTGCGCAGCACCACCGCCTGGCCGTTCAGGGTGGCGGTCGGCGTGTTGGCCTGGCTGACCGGCAGCGGCGACTGGAAGCCTGTCAGCGTCGGCACCGGCAGGGCCACGGCGGTCGGCGCGACGTAGAGCCCCTGCATGTCGAAGCGCAGGCGCGGGATCTGCCGCGCCGCCATCTCCAGCGTGAAGTCGCCCACCGCGCCCAGGCCCTGCTGCCGCGTGCCATCGACGAAGTGGTAGAGGCTGGCGCTGTCCTCGGCGCCGGTCTGCGGCGTGTAGTCCACGCGGGTGGTGGCCACCACCGTCTCGGTCAGGCCGCAGGCGCGCAGCAGCGCGCCGTAGCGCGGCACGGTGCCCAGCGGCGTGCCGCCGCCGGCCAGATCGACGCCGCCGGCCAGGCGGTTGCGCGTGGCGACCAGGCTGACCGGGTCGTTGCCGTAATGCGGCAGCACCATCAGGCGCTCGACCTGCTCGGCCTCCATCGGCGTCCAGTCCACGTCCTGGAACAGCATCGCGTCCGCGGTGTTGGTCGGCACGCTGTCGGTGCCATAGGTCGTCTCGCGCTTCGCCAGCACGACCATTGAGGAAAAGCGCGCCATGGATCAGGCCTCCGTCTCGGCCGGGGGCGGGATGGGCAGGCCGTCGTTGCCGATCACCGCGCCATCGGCGGTGCGCGGCGCGTCGCCCTCCGGGTGGCTCTC